TTGCAATCAGGCTGTCAGCCTTATGCTCGAACTGGCCATAACCAGCCCCCGGCAGTGAAGCCCAGATGTTGCTGCAACGGTCGATAGCCTGACGAATATCACCGCGGTCAATCATCGGCAAAGCGCCGCGCTCTTTAATCTGCTGCAGTGCAACAGCGTCCTGACTTTTGGGGGAGAAGTCTTTCAGGCCAAGCTGCTTGCGGTAGGCGTCCCACCAACGGGAAAGAAGCTGGTAACGTCCGGCGGCTGTTGATTTGAGTTTTGGGTTTAGCGTGACAAGTTTGCGAGGGTGATCGGAGTAATCAGTGAATAGCTCTCCCCCTACAATGACGTCATAACCATGATTTCTGGTTTTCTGACGTCCGTTATCAGTTCCCTCTGACCACGCCAGCATATCGAGGAACGCCTTACGTTGATTATTGATTTCCACCATCTTCTACTCCGGCTTTTTTAGCAGCGAAGCGTTTGATAAGCGAACCAATCGAGTCAGTACCGATGTAGCCGATGAACACGCTCGTTATATAAGCGAGATTGCTACTTAGTCCGGCGAAGTCGAGAAGGTCACGAATGAACCAGGCGATAATGGCGCACATCGTTGCGTCGATTACTGTTTTTGTAAACGCACCGCCATTATATCTGCCGCGAAGGTACGCCATTGCAAACGCAAGGATTGCCCCGATGCCTTGTTCCTTTGCCGCGAGAATGGCGGCTAACAGGTCATGTTTTTCTGGCATCTTCTTGTCTTACCCCCAATAAGGGGATTTGCTCTATTTAATTAGGAATAAGGTCGATTACTGATAGAACAAATCCAGGCTACTGTGTTTAGTAATCAGATTTGTTCGTGACCGATATGCACGGGCAAAACGGCAGGAGGTTGTTAGCGCAGCCTCTTGCCCCCCGCTTTCACGAAGGTCATGTGTAGAAGGCCGCAGCGTAACTATCACTGATGAATTCAGGATAGCCAGTGGCTACGGCTCAGTTATGGTGCTGGTTAACGGACTTGAACCGCTACCCATTCGCTTACAAGGCGACCGCTCTACCATTGGAGCTAAACCAGCATGTTTGGCGGGACAGCGTGGACTCGAACCACGATAAGAAGGTTAACAGCCTTCCGTAATGACCTTTATACGACTGACCCAAATAAAAAAGCCACCGTTGCAACTTAAGAGTCACTAACGGCAGCTTACCTGCTAATTATGGCTAAATGGCTAATTGCATGTCAAGACTTTTAACAGCAACATGCTTAACTTTCTCAACGCGTTTACGCATTTTGAAAGCATTTTGCATTGGTTGGTACAAAACAAATAATGACGCTTTAAGGATGTCGTCAATTTCGTTTCTACAGGTCGCCAGTGAAGGTTTTCTCCATCCGTCGCCACCGCGTCCACACATCTTGCGTGGCTTTGCAGTCGCGTGATAGTAGGATGCAATTGCTCGCTTAGATGAACCATGAGCGTAGTAGCTGAGGAGGATGCCAAAGGCTTTCTTGTCAATGTACATGACGGAATCGACGACCTGAGAAATCAACATTCCATCATCATCATTACACATTGGCCTTGTCATAACTCTTCCCGGCTCTACGCTCTCCATGAACTTCGCTATTACGCTGCTCATGCGCTTTTCCAGGCGGCCTGAATAAACCCATGCGCCCCACAGTTCAAGCCAGCCATTCAGCCAATCGTGCTGTTCTTTGGTGAGGTTTAGTTCTCTTATGCTCATCGTCTTCCCCTCTTGCCCTGTTTGACCATCAGGACGCCGTTAACTATTACGTGGCGTTCGCCTTTGCTGTCTCGGTTGTACTTGAGCACCGTTCCTCTTGCGCAGGAAAGCATCCTCGCCACTTCGGTCTGATTGCCTCGTGTCTGGATAAGAAGCTCTGGTATCGTTTGAATTGTGGCGTTCATACGTTCTCCAGTTCGGTGATTTTTATTCCAAGCCTTCCGCCTGGTACTTTCACGCCACGAATTACGCGAATGTCATCGAATTGCTCGTCGTCTTCCGCAAATCCGGCGTGGATAAGGGAGTCGAGTAAACCCTTCAGGATGTTATCGAGGTCGCGGCGGCGGGAGTCTGGAACATCTGCGATGACTTTGATGCGGAGTCGTGATTTGGTGAAAATGTCTAACTTGAGTTGGCGGATGATTTGCTGAACGTCTTTTCGGTATTTCTGGCCTTTATCGCTTATGTAATATTGGCTTCCCCGTCTTCGCCAGTAGGTATTCAGCGACGGTGGGTACGGAAGTGTGAATCTGTATTCTGCCATTTATCCTCTCCCATGATTATGGTGATACCCCAATCGTGATTCCGCCAATTTTCTGGCATTAACGGCTAGAGATATGTCATCGTATAATCCAAGAAATATCTTTTTATTATCACTGTTTATATATGCGCCCCACTTTTTATTCTTCTTATAGTAGGCAACCCCCATTACTCCAGAGCGATTATTAATAGGCTTTTTTCTGTTCCTTGAGTTCTGTTTATCATCTACAACGCGCAAATTGCATATTCTGTTATCGCTTTTAATTCCATTTATGTGATCAATTTCCCCATCAGGTTCACTTCCATAAAAGGATATCCATGCGATTCTATGAGCTCGACAAACTTTTTTATTTACAGATATACGAACGTATCCTTTTTCATCTATAGAACCAGCAATCTTACCGGCATATGTTGAATTCCAGCACTCTCTTACACTTTCTCTTCTCTTGTATATAAACAAACCTGTTTCGCTATTATATTCATACAATTCATTGATTTCTTTTTGTGTTGGATATCTTTTACCGTTCATGACTTAATCTTCCCCTCCTTCAGCAGTATCGCCTGCGTCCTGATTACGCCTTCGAGGTGGTAAAGTCTGGCGTCTTTGTTGTCGAGGTTATGGGTACGTCGATCGATTTCATCGTGACACGCGCTACAAGCCCATGCGCCGATCAGGTCGTCAGGCTTCATTCCCGTTCCGCAAATTCCAGCCATCCGGTAATGTGCCAGAACTGTAGTTTCAGGATTGCCATTGCATACGCCGTAAATACGTACCTGGCATTCTCTGCCGCGTGCTTCTTTGCGTAGGTTAGCCATTTACCTTTCCTCGCAACTGAAGAATTGACTGAAGGTCTTTTTTAATAAATATGCGAGTGCGAATTGAGCAGTAGTTTTCCTTCATTCTGGCGTAGTAATAGTCCTTTCGTTGTTTAAGCTTGTTGGCATCCGCTGTCATCCAGTCTTTTACAGCAAACTTAATTAACCAGCGGTGGCAGAGATACCATTTCAGGTAATCACTCATCGTCTTCTTCCTCGTACATTGAGCTATTCGGATCGCTCATCAGTTCTGCGCAGCAATCGGAGCAAACGTGAACTTCCAGCACATGCAGCTTCTGACCGCAGTTAGCGCACGTTAATGCCCGCTCGACGCTTTCTTGTTCGTAACTTCGATTTTGGTCAATCACCTTGTTTTCCTCGCACGATGTCTTAGCCACCGGATATCCCACAGGTGAGCCGTGTAATTGAAGGTTTTTACATCAGATTCTTTTGGGATTGGCTTGCGTTTATTTCTGGAGCGTTTCGTTGGAAGGTATTTGCAGTTTTCGCAGATTATGTCGGTGATACTTCGTCGCTGTCTCGCCACACGTCCTCCTTTTCCTGCGGTAGTGGTAACCACCCTGTTGGTGTTCTTTCACACCGGAGACACCATCGATTCCAGTAAGGTTGCCCGGGTCGAAAGCGATCGCCTTCCTTTCGCTCTCCACATCGATAACAGTGCTTCATGCGATCACCATTTTGCATGGTTTAATCGCCATGCCGGTAGCCAGTTCAAAATCGGAGTCGCACTGATTGCCCCACATATCCCACCCGGTCACTTTGTCGCGGCTAAATAACTCACAGCGCGGCACGTCGCCAAGCAACTTAGCTAACATGTCTCTTACGATCGGTGGTTTTGCACTGTGCTCCATTCTCGGTGCGGTAAAGTGCTGGCATATGGAAGCGTCCATTCTCTCAGGCAACCGCCCTCGAACAGCAAACAAGCAATCCTCGCTATTTGCCCTGGTCATATGCCCCATTCCGATCGCACTGTTGCCTTTGTGCTTATTGGTTTTGTGCCAGGTAAAGCCTTTCATAGTCATCAACCTGAATCCCCATGCCTCAACTACCTTTAGCGCTTCGGCTGGCTGTGTCGGCACCCACCACATCGCTAACAAGCAAGATTCTGGATCCGCTAAATCCCATACTGGCAGTCGGCAAATGTCCTGAACATTCATAACATCGTATTTATGTCCAGCACCGCGATTGCCATCGTTGGCTTTGTCGCGATATTGCCAAGGCGGATCTGCGTAAATAAGTCGGTATTTGTTCATGCAGCTTTATCTCCCCATCGCGCTTTCCATTCCAGAGCCAGTCTCGCTTCGTCTGACCACTTAACGCCACGCTCTGCACCGAATGCCTGTATAAGCTCTAATAGCTCCGCAAATTCGCCTACACGCATCCTGCTGGTTGACTGGCCTATTACCACAAAGCCATTCCCGGCAAGGTTAGGAACAACGTCCTGCTGCTTTAATGCTGCGGTAAACACACACTTCCAGCTTTCTGCATCCAGCCAGCGACCATGCCATTCAACCTGACGCGAAACGTCACCAAGGCAAGCCCAAAGCTTCCGGTTTTGGTCTAAGCTGCGGTTGCGCTCCTGAATGGTTACTACGATTGGTTTGGTTGGGTCTGGAAGGATTTGCTGGATGGCTTGAATGGCGTTCTGCTGATGGATGGGGCTTCTTAGTTCAAACGTTAGTTTCCTCATGGGATGAACTCCAGTGTGCGATGTTAAATTCCCATTTAATTACCTTTGCATACCCAATTTTGAACCCATCAATACCTATCCACCGCTTGCCACTCCAATAAGCTGTACCACTATGCTTGAAATGATGTGGATGCTTAGATTGAGTGGTCACTGTTACAGGTAAATATGGCTTCGGGTATTCCCCATTCCCTGGATAACCAGATTTAATTCTGCTCATTGATACCCTCTCTCACTTAATCGCCTCCACGCTTCGTTAAACTCTTCACGAGTTGCGCCGGATTTTCTTTCTTCAAACATCATGCATTCGCTGATGTCTCCCCATGACTTTGGTCGCTTTTCAGCGAACAGATCATCCCATTCGAATACCCAGCGGCCTGATTTTCGGTAGTGGTAAATGGTCAGCCATGTTGTGCTGTTCGCTGGATACCCATAGAGAACTTCGACTTTTTGATCACGGTCTTTATGCTTTTTCAGCAGGATAAAGCCAGCAACCAGCGAAGCTCCGGCAAGAATGACGATTGGAATTTGCCAGTCAGCCACACTTCCCTCTCCCCCAAATAAAAAGGCCTGCGATTACCAGCAGGCCTGTTATTAGCTCAGTAATGTAGATGGTCATCAGAATCCTCCTTTCTTCTTGGATTGCGGTTCCTCGCGTTCACGGCGGCGCATTTCAGCAGACTGTTGGTCTGTGTCATAAATAGCGCCATTTGCCTGAATGCAATACACCGTACCGGTATTGCCATGACGATTGAGGCGAAGGATTAGTTCGGTTTCACCAGGAGGAACGCTGTCATCAAAAGCGCCTTCACGATGGATCCCGACCCAATAATCGCAATCCTGTTCAATCTGCCCTGTATCGCGCGAGTCACTTGGTAATGGGCGTTTATTGGTTCGGCTTTCCAATGCGCGGTTAAGCTGTGTCAGAAGCACAACAACGCAATCAAGCTCTTTGGCAAGGTTCTTCAGTCCTTTGGTGATCATGCCGTAAGCAAGGTCGTTGCGATCGGCCTTCTCAGCGGTCATTAGTGTCAGGTAATCGACCAGAATCATGCCAACACATCCTTTTTCTCGTTTGATTCGACGGCTTTCGCTGACGATTTGAGCCAGAGATAATCCCGGCGTGTCGTCGATGTAAAGCAGGTCGATTTCACTCAAGCGATTGGCTGTTTCGATCGCCCTGTTGAAGTCACCATCGTAATCACCCTGATAGCCGTCATCAGCGTCATTTGTCGCCGGAAGGTAAAAAATATTCGGGTTAACACCTGACTTCTGTCCCACCAGTTTTTCCAGTATCTGGTCACCTGGCATTTCAAGGCTGAACATCAGAGCGGGCTTTTTCTCATGCACTGCGCAGTTGATTGCCATCTGGCTGTATAGCGTCGTTTTCCCCATCTTAGGGCGAGCGCCAATGACAAACAGAGAGCCTTTCACCAGACCTTTCGGTGACAGCATCCTGTCCAGCGATGGGATCCCTGTGCTCATTCCTCGTTGTTCTCCTGACGGGTCAAATCGCTTCTCAAGGTCGCTAACCCAGTCTTCCATGACCTCACCAAATGAGCGAAGGCCGCGACGCGATCCGGTTTTTGCATGGTCTGTCAGTTGCGTGAAAATCGCCTGAATAGCTTCGTACTTCTGCGTTGCAGTCATTCCGTTGCGGGAATAGAGCAATTCCGTCGCTTCAGTCATGCGGTTGATGGCGTAGCGTTCCATTGCGGTTTCACGAACCTGCATTGCATAGGCAACGATGTTTGCTGCGCTTGGCGTGTTCTTTGCGATCTCAGCGATATAAGCAAAACCGCCAACAGACGCCGTTAACGATTTACGCTCCAGTTCATCGAAAAGCGTCAGGCCATCTACTGGCTTTTGCTCCCGGTGCATTCTGGTTATTTCTTCGAAAAGGATTTTGTGTGGTCGGCCGTAAAATGAATCAGGCTTCAGCATCGCCAGAACTTTCTGGACGCGCTCACTGCTGTCATCATCCAGAAGCAATCCACCAATCACCGCCTGCTCTGCCTCGATGCTATGGGGCGGCGCATAAAAATTATCGGTCATCGTGTTCACCCTCACGAACTTTCAGGTAGGTATTATCGTTAAGCAGGAAATCAAATCCCTTTTTGTGCCAGACGGTTCCGCGTTGATGGTTTGGGCGCTCTTCGAACATCCATCGGCAATTTTCGCCAACGTAGCTCAAATAATTTCTCCAGTCCTGCATCGTGAACCCATGCCCGTCAAGCTGGCGGGTTATCACTCCGGCTTTGCGCCAGAACGTTCGGATCTGGTTTTTACGCTTGTCATTCAGTGCGCGGATTCTTGGCGCTTCAGGAAGGATTTCGTGGTAAGCATCGACAACATCCTGACAGCTGACGGAAGGTTTTTTCTTGTCATACTTTTTGTCTGCTGTGGCACTCTCTAATACGTCAGTATTAGAGATATTATTATTATATTCTTTATCTGTGGTAATTTGCTGGTAATCTGCTGGTACAGTATTGCTTACAGGCATTGGTATTGCTGGCTTTGAGGTGGTAATTTGCTGGTAATCTGCTGGTACAAAATTTGACTGATAATCGTCATATTTCTCTACCGAGAAAACTGAGAATTTACCGTGTGAAACCCAGTCAATCATGCCGAGTTTTTTGAACTTTCTAAGCAGGTACTGAACGCGATCTGGTTTGAGTCCTGTTTCAAACGCCAGAGAGTTTCTACCGCCAAGTAGCTTACCTCTGCCTACCAGAATTTCTCCTGCGTCAGTCATTACATACTCAGGCGTATGCTTTGCTTTGAGGATTAAGTGAACCCACAGATGTGCTGCTTCTGCGTCCTTGTAAAACGGCACATCCATAATTTTACGGTGCAGCAAGGCATACCCCTTACCGCTGCTTTGATGCGGTTGTTGTAGCCTTCTGGCCTCTCTGGCTTCGGCTAGATTAGATATGTTACTCATGACCTTTCTCCTTCTGCATCAGCTTCACCTTTTCCAACTCAGCCCGGAATCGACCAGGCTGCTTGAAGCTGGACAGGTAGCGATCACGTAGTATGTGTTTGTGAATTTTGTCCTGGTAAGGACTGAGTTGTTTTGTCATAATGACTCCTGTGGATTGATCCAGTAATTCCCTCAGAATTCCATCTGGATTTGTTCAGAACGCTCGGTCTTGCACACCGGGCGTTTTTTATTGGTGAGTCCATCAAGCGCATACTTAAAAGCCCTGCTAATCGGACTGATGTCTGATGCCATTCCGAAAGCACACAAGACCGAAGCAATAAACCTCCAGTCCGTTCTGCTTATCTTCGATTCATGACAGCCAATCATCTTTGCCAGACCGCGCTGTGTAAGCGTTGACAGGTTGATGAGTAAATCTGTTTCTGCGCGATCAACGTCGCGCTGTGATAGTTTGCTGTAACTTGTTTGTTCCATTTCTTACTATTTCCATAGGTAAATAATCACTAATACCCATCTTTCGATGAGTGCTTAATTAGTTACCGCGTTGTCGGCGGTGCAGATTGATAAAGAGCGGATCCGCTTATTAAGCGGCTTTGTGTTCCGGCGGGAACACGTCATCAAGACTGACTTTTGCGCCTAACTTGTTTAGGCACGCAACAAGAGCACGGCATGTTTTAAGGTCTGGGAAGCGACGACCAGATTCCCAATGTCCGATAGCTCCCTGTGTGCATCCAACTGCCTTAGCAAGTGTTGTTTGAGAGATATTCAGTGACTCTCGATATTTTCGTAGGTTGCTCATATGCCCTCCATAGTAACCATGAAACAATAATACGATATGTACTTTTGGAATGCAAACAAAAAATACATCTTGTGCATGGATGGTTTTAGTACAGAGCGTAATAATAAGGATATGAAAATGAAATGGTATGAACTGGCTAGATCCAGAATGAAAGAGCTCGGCATAACTCAAGAGAAGTTAGCTGAAGAGCTTGGTATGACGCAGGGTGGAATTGGTCACTGGTTGCGCGGATCTCGTCATCCATCTCTTGACGAGATTGGTGTGGTATTTAAATACCTTGGTATTGATAACGTCTCATTCAACCACGACGGTACATTTTCACCTGTTGGCGAATACTCATCTGCCCCCGTTAAAAAACAATATGAGTACCCTGTTTTTTCTCATGTTCAGGCCGGGATGTTCTCGCCTGAGCTTAGAACCTTTACCAAAGGTGATGCGGAGAGATGGGTTAGCACAACCAAAAAAGCCAGTGATTGTGCGTTTTGGCTTGAAGTTGAAGGTAATTCCATGACCGCGCCAACAGGATCCAAGCCAAGCTTTCCTGACGGGATGTTAATTCTCGTTGACCCTGAGCAGGCTGTTGAGCCAGGTGATTTCTGCATAGCCAGACTTGGTGGTGACGAGTTTACCTTCAAGAAACTGATCAGGGATAGCGGTCAGGTGTTCCTACAACCACTAAACCCGCAATATCCAATGATCCCATGCAATGATAGCTGTTCCGTAGTAGGGAAAGTTATCGCCAGCCAGTGGCCTGAAGAGACATTTAGTTAACCGCCTCACCGCCATAAAACACACAACAATAACCCGACCTTAGCGTCGGGTTTTCTTTTTCCAAAATATAAATCAATAAAATACAAAGTGTTATAAAAAACCAACCATATTTAGAACATTTTGTATTGACTCAATAAAGTACACATCGTACTATTTAGCCATCAGCAGGAAGCTGGAAGCCAAACGGAACAGATTGGCAGGCTCTTTAACTTCGATGGGGCGCTGACAAAGCGCAAACAGATACCAAACGAGATGGGTTTGGCGGTGTGTAGCTCAGCAGGTAGAGCGGATTCGTTGGCTAAGCCGTGGAATCGCGTCACCAGTTCAAGTCTGGTCACACCACCAAAGCCATTTCACATGGAGAAAAGAAAATGCTGGAAATTATCACCAACCCAATTCTCGGTGGGGCAATCATCACTTTCGCAATCGGCATCGGATTCACTATCTGGTCTGAAGTAGATGACTGGATGTGGGAGCGCAAAAACAAATAATCATCGACACACATTCATGTGTGTCTTCACGGAGGTCATCATGACGGTAATCGTATACGGAAAATCAACATTTGCAGGAAATGCCAAAACTCGCCGTCATGAGCGGCGCAGAAAGCTGGCTATCGAGCGTGATTCCATCTGCAACATCATCGATTCGATCTTCGGCACAGACAGTGAGGAAGCTGTTCAGGAAGAACCGAGAAAGCGTTTAAGCCTTTCTGAAAAAGCAATATCACTCGGCATCATTAGTAAATCAAATACAGATGCGAATGGCGGAAGCGTTTGCCTGCCCGAAGTTGCACTGTATGCTGCTGGTTACAGGTCAATGAAATCAATTACTGCGAGATATAAATGACTAGTAAACAAGTATCATATAAATGCTATTGCCCTTTATGTGGAAGAAAATTCAGCGCCAAGGCAGCATGGAAGCATATCAATGATTATCATCCAAAAGCATCAGAACGTGAGTTGATGATGATAAGAGATGTAAAACGAGAAAAAATTTCTTTCGCAACAAAGCCACTAAACGCCAACAAAAACGCAATATTGTATCAAATGCATCGTTCAAGTGGTCCAGATTATTCTGGAGGTCTTCCATCTCTTGGAAAGAAAAAATAACCACGCTCACGCTGGTTTTTAATGACATAAATAACCGTATTTACTACCGCAAGCCACGCAGTGAAATGGGTGTGACTTGTGTTGGTCGCCAGAAAATGAAATTAGGCAGCAAACCACTTATTTGAGGTGAGATATGGAAGCATTAGTAGTAGAGCGAAGCGAGGATGGCTACTGGACGCACCCAGAATACGCCAACCTGTTTGGGGATAGAGAGGTAATTTCAGCTGATGAGTTCAGATCTTTCTGCAAGCAGCATGGCATTGAATCATCAATTGTTGAAATGGAAAACGACAACAATCAAACGGTAATTGACGCGTATTTTGAAGATGGGAATCCAAACATCAGTGGATGGGAGCCAAGCATGCCAGATGGAGAAGGATGGTTTGTCGGTTCGATTCACGATACAGAAGACGGTCCGATCTGCGTTTGGTTCAGGAATGTAGATAAGGCCGCATAGTCGGCCTTTATTTTTGGCACTAACAACAGAATAAACACTGCACTGTGTATTCATTCCAACGAGTGAATACACGGAGCAATGTCGCTCGTAACTAAACAGGAGCCGACTTGTTCTGATTATTGGAAATCTTCTTTGCCCTCCAGTGTGAGGGCTTTTTTATATGCATACCAATAACGCTTCACTCGAGGCGTTTTCGTTATGCAATCAAACAGAAGGAGCATCCTATGCAACAGTTCGCTATTGCAGGGGCGGCATCGGTTCGCCCTTTCAACCCGATTTTATCGGTACAGCATTCACGAAAAAATATTTTAACCGGAGCAGACTTTAAACAACCAAGAATGAAAAGCTTGCTCGAAAAGCTTTGGGATATTTTGAAACAACAAGGCCGTCCATGAGTTTTACAGATAACTGGTCAGACGAAGAATTCATTCGTCTGATGAACAAAATGCTCAATCAGCACAAAGAACAGGAGAAAGATGATGATTCTGACTCTGAATGATAAGCGTGAAATATCGCAAATAATCGCAAGTTTTACTGATGAAGATTACGAACGAATCAACAGTGAAGTTAATCGCCTCTGCAAACGTTGCGACCCAATAAGCGAAATGCTTCGCTCATATAAACCAGATGAACACACTAAGGACGCTATCGACTGGCTGGAAGATTATGACTGTAACTATCAGGAAAAAGCCGCTGAATGGTTCTGGGATGCAATAACCGAAAGAGTTAAGGCTGAATATGCCTTCGCAATATTCAAACGCAGACATATTTATGGAGAAGCTGCATGAGCAATATCGTTGAATTCGTTAAACAGCAAGAGCAGTTATTCTGCGGAGCATTGACTGAACAGACGGTGACATGGGCTAAGGAAAGCCAGTTTGCAATTCAGTATTTCCAGAAAAATGATTACCTGGCTAAAACGGCACTGGCAAATCCAACCAGCGCACAGAACGCCATCATCAATGTTGCGGCGATCGGCATCACCTTAAACCCGGCCAGCAAACTTGCTTATCTAGTTCCGCGCGACGGCATGGTTTGCCTTGATATCAGCTATATGGGATTACTTCACCTTGCACAGTCGACAGGATCAATTAAGTGGGGGCAATGCAAACTGGTGTACTCAAACGACACCTATGAATCAAACGGCCTTGATTCAGCACCAACCCACAAATACAACGCATTTGGTGAGCGAGGCTCTATTGTTGGTGGTTATTGTACGGTTAAAACAGCAGATGGTGACTACCTCACTGAAGAAATGAGTCTGGCAGAAATTAAAGCAGTGGAAGCAACGAGCAAGGCAAAGAATGGACCGTGGAAAACATTCTGGGAAGAGATGGCACGTAAAACAATAGTTAAACGCGCCAGCAAATACTGGCCTAAAGCCCAGCGACTGGATAATGCCATTCACCTGCTTAACGAAGATGAAGGTATGCATCAGGAACCAGTTATGCCGCACAAATCAGAGGAAGATATCCGCGAAGATGAACGGAAACGCCAGCAGGAAATAATGGGAAAAGCACAACTTCTTTGTGATGAAATGGCTCAGGCAGAAAACATGGATGATTTGAAGCGATATTTTGCAGAAGCATATCGCCTGACATCTGGAATGAAATTGCAGCAGAACGTACAAGCCATTTACATAGAATGCAAAGCGAAACTGGAGGTTGCCAGTGAGCAAACTATATGAAATAGCCAATGAATACGCAAAATTGATGGATTCAGATTTAGAGCCAGAGATGATTGCTGACACAATAGAAGGCATGGAAGGAGAATTTACCGATAAAATAGAGCAACTTCTTGCCATTATTAAAAATGAATCTGGTTATGCTGAACGCCTCAAGGACGAGGCAAAATCACTGAATGAACGAGCCGCAGTAATTCAAAATAAGATTGACAGCATTATGGCGTATATAGCGTCATCGCTTGAAATGGTTGGCAAGAAAAAGATTCGAGCGGGTATTCACCAGGTAACAATCCGCAAACCGTCAGAAACTGTAGAAATCATCGACTCAAGCGCCCTTCCTCCTGAATACGTTGAGTTTGAAACGACAATTAAAGCCGACAAACTGGCAATCAAACACCAACTAAAAGCAGGAATAAATATCCCCGGCGCTCAACTCAAAGTTGGGAAACCTTCACTTCTTATCAAATAACGGTATCGCCTATGAAAAAGACTCCATGGGAGAAATGGGAAGTCGATTTCTTACGCGAAGTAGCGGCGACAATGCCAGTTGAAGTTATCGCAGAAAAACTGGAAAGGACTGAAAAAGCAGTAATGGCGAAAGCAACAAGGATTGGCGCTGACATTGTTAGCCGACTTCGTGGAAGACGCTGGACAAGAGCCGAAGTATCACTTTTCGGTAAGTTCTCCGCAGAAGAAATAGCAATTGCAACCTGCCGCTCAATTTATTCAGTAAGAGCTATGCGATACAAGCTAAAAAAACTCGATGAAGAAAGAGCAGGCATACGAATAAATTAACAAAGAGGAATTTACCATGAGAGGACTTGCATACAATCCCGGCATTCTTCCGGCAGAAATGATTATTCGCCAACGCGTAAAGCCAATGCCATCGAGAGAGGAATTGCTTAAGAGAAATTCTTTTCCATCAGTGAATCAAAACAAATATCTGAATGCGATGTGGAGGAGTGGGAAGAAATGAAACAAATGTCACTAATTGAGATGGATGGATTTCTGAAAGGTAAATGCATCCCACGAGATTTAAAGGTTAACGAAACAAACGCTGAATATCTTGTCCGTAAGTTCGGTGAACTTGAATCAAAACTGGAAACGGCGTTGCGGGAGTGTCGTTCTGCTGGAATCACGATTGATAACCTTGAGGCCAAGTGCGCGGCGCTGGCAGCGGAGAGTGTGGGGATGAAGAAGTTCTGCAAAGACGCTGCATTCGATGCCGATTACGAAGCAGAGCTAGGTATGGAGCGTGGTGGATTCAGTGATGCGCTTAACGAAATCAAAACCCCAGCCACCGATGCTTTCCTGTCTGAAGTGCGGGCGCAGGGCGTGGAGATGCTGGCAAAAAATCATCAGAGTATCGTCAATGCACTTAAGGGAGATTCTTTATTTTCTGATGGTGAATACCTGCATGCAGCTATTGTTTCCGCAGCTGTATATTTCGCTGCAGAGCTTCGCAAAGGAGGCAACCAGTGAGTAATTCAGCACGACTACAGCTTGGTTTTTCACCGCTATCAAAAACTATCATGCTGGCAAAAATGCGCTATGTTGAAGGTGGACGTATGCGCGTTGGCAATGATCCAGGTCGTGATGTTACCAATGAGGCTGCTCAATTGGTGTGGCGACTGGTCATGGCTGAAGGTGGTGAGATCGCGTGGGAGCTGGATGATGGTTCTCGCATGGTGTTGAAGGCAGAAAAGCAGGAGGCAACCAGTGAGCAAGATTGATTATCAGGCACTGCGTGCTAAGGCAGAAAAAGCAACGTGTGGCGAGTGGTCGCTCGAATATGGAGAGAGCCGATTTGATGGTGATGATGCGCTAATTCATCGTGAAGTTGCTGGATATATTCCCATTTGCAGAATTGAAGGAGCGCATCCAGAAAGCGGTTTCGATGAAGATTTCCAAATGGAACAGCAGGCCAATGCTGAATTCATCGCCGCAGCCAATCCGGCTACCGTCTTGGCACTGCTGGATGAACGGGAAAGAAACCAGCAATACATAAAACACCGCGACCAGGAGAACGAGGAGATTGCGCTTACGGTTGGGAAGCTGCGCGTTGAGCTGGAAGCGGCAAAAAAACGCATAGCAGAACCGGAAGCCGAACCTGTAAGCCAAACTTACAAGTTGCACGAGCTATCGGGCAACTCTCCGGTAACTCCGGATGGTTGGATAAGCTGTAGTGAGCGAATGCCAGAAATGGGAGAGCGACAATGCTATGTGTTAGCAGCTGACTTTAAAAACAACTACCCACCAAACATCCCCAACACTCAGGTCGGCGTATATGTCGACTGGTTTAATGATGGCAATCCAACTTGGGATGACGGTGATGGCGAAGACCTGTATCTCAAAGAGGTAACCCACTGGATGCCTCTACCAGAACCGCCTCGATTAAAGGAGCTATAATAGTGAACTATTATATCTATTTGTATTAAAAGAGTTTTTATAAAATAAATCTTCCAAAGCATGTAAAAACACTGTTAATCTTAACGTGTGTGAAACGTGAAGAGAGGTGTTGAAATGAGCATTCATGATTTGTGTGAAGATCAAGAGCAATGGGCTATGCAGACCCTTATGGGATCAGGAGTTCTTGCAAGGTGCAGAATCCATAACGATGTAATTTTAGACAGCGGAAATGATGCTTCTTCTGCTTATAAATTAGGAACTTACCTATATCAAAAAGATAATAGCTGCAACTTATTCAATACTCTTACTGAAGCCCGCGACGCAATAAAGGATGCATATGAATCGTATTGTGGGATTGATGATTGCCCACAATGCTCAAAATACATTGACGATTAATAATATGAACAAGTAACTATCCTCGCACTCGCGGGGATTTCTTTTATCTGAACTCGCTACGGCGGGTTTTGTTTTATGGAGATGATAAATGCACTTTCGAGTCACAGGTGAATGGAATGGAGAGCCATTCAACAGAGTTATCGAAGCAGAGAACATCAATGACTGCTATGACCACTGGATGCTATGGGCGCAGATAGCGCATGCAGACATAACCAATATTCGAATTGAAGAACTGAAAGAACACCAAGCCGCCTGATGGCGGTTTTTTATTACCTGATTTGCAGGTTCGATTCCCTATTCGGAGATAGCACTCATGCAACACGAACTACAGCCTGATTCACTGGTTGATTTGAAATTCATCATGGCCGATACTGGCTTCGGTAAAACCTTCATCTATGACCGGATTAAGTCCGGCGACCTGCCAAAAGCCAAAGTTATCCACGGGCGAGCAAGATGGTTATATCGTGACCATTGTGAATTCAAAAATAAGCTCTTAAGCCGCGCCAATGGGTAAAATAGCGGGTAAAATATTTCTCACATCTAAAAAATACCATTCTAATCAATCCCCTGCCGCTTCAAGTAGATGTCTGCAGGGGACACCATGAACACTTCTCACTAAGTTCAATTAATTCCATAACTCACTGTTTTAACTGATATCATCTCCTTATACTCGTCCAGCAAAGTACCATTATTTCTAATGGAATCTATACATCTTTGCGTATAACATTGTGTATAACTGAGTTCGATCTTTTTTCTATACACATGCTGCTATCTGACATCCAAATAAAAAGAGCAAAACCGAAGGACAAACCCTATACGCTTAACGATGGTATGGGGCTATCACTCCTGATCGACACAGCGGGCAGTAAAGGCTGGCGTTTTCGCTATCGCTTTGCAGGTAAGCCTAAGATGATTTCCTTTGGCGTATATGGCGATGTGTCGTTGGCACAGGCACGTACCAAACGTGATGAAGCGCGTTCGATGTTAGCCAACGGGATAAACCCAAGTGAAGCCAGAAAAGCAGATAAGATTGCTTTGCAGTTCGCGCATGAGAACAGCTTTGAGTCTGTGGCCAGAGAATGGCACTCATCGAAAAAAGCCACCTGGTCAGAGGGTTATGCAAAAGAGGTTCTCAATTGTATGGAAAAGGATATTTTTCCTTTTATCGGCCAGCGCCCAATTGAGCAGATTGAACCATTAGAACTGCTAACCGTCCTGCAAAAAATAGAGAAAAGAGGTGCGCTAGAGCAAACCAGTAAGATCCGCCGCCGCTGTGGTGAAGTGCTTCGTTATGCTGTTGCCACTGGTAGAGCAAAGTATAATTTTGCACCCGATTTAGCTATCGCACTCAACAAACCTAAAACCCAACACTTCCCGTTCCTGACTGAAAGCGAGTTGCCCGAGTTCGTTAATGCTCTGGATAACTATCAGGGCAGTTTAGTTACCAAATACGCCACGCAGCTGTTGATGCTAACAGGCGTGCGAACAATTGAACTACGTGCAGCGGAATGGGCTGAGTTTGATTTAGATAATGCCTTATGGGAGATCCCCAAAGAACGGATGAAGAAACGCCGCCCCCATCTGGTTCCGTTATCAACTCAGGCGATCAATATCCTGAAAAAGCTGCAAGAAATAACAGGGAATTACAGCCTCGTTTTCCCTGGCCGGAATGACGTCAGTAAACCAATGAGCGAAGCCAGCATCAACAAAGTGATAAAACTACTGGGTTATCACGGTCGGTTAACGGGTCACGGTTTCAGGCATACCATGAGCACCATCTTGCATGAGCATGGGTTTGAAAGTGCCTGGATTGAAATGCAGCTTGCGCATGTTGATAAGAACTCTATTCGAGGTACTTACAATCATGCGCAATATATTAAAGATCGACAAGTAATGATGGAATGGTACGCTAGCTTATTAAATACGACCTGCTATTAAATCCAGCATGAAACAAATATGGTGAGTAATTTGATACTGTTTGTTTTTTGGCAACCCAGGGAAATGCCTTACAGTTGGTTGACTATTGTAATAATAATAGTTAAGACCAATGTTGCTGCCAAACTGGGTTGGATGTTGGGGAACAAGATTTGTAATTTGATCTGAAACATCTAAAAATTTTGCAGTAACATTTGAACTTCCTCGTTGCGTGTTGCTTGATACAAAATGACGAATCCAAACTGTATTCGCTTGTAAATTCTTGAACACCAAATGTGCGGCAACAGCAGAAGGTTGACCACCTCCAAGATCTAGTACCTGGCCAGTAATTGTATAATCGCCAAATCCTAAGTAATTTTGTCCCACGAATTGATGTGCGTGCGTGAAAAGTTCCGGCCCATTATAATCAGCATTTTTTGCTAACTTTCTAAAGTTATCGCTAATAATAATTAACTTCGACAAAGGAAGAAGAGCGCACTGATTAGGAAGCATTTTATTATTTAAAACAACATGATAACTAATCAATTGATTTGTCGCCAACAACTGAATATCAGAGTTGGATAATGATGGATTATCATATAGAAGTGCAACTCGTCTATTTAAGTTAGCATTCAACCAATTATTAATATCATTAATCGTTGTATTGGGCTGAATAAGATATCCAGAGATGATATTATTTTTATTTGTTAATACACTTGATAAATTTTGATTTAAAGTTAAGACGTTATTGTGTGAAGAAAAATCTTCCTGATAAGGATTAAGGATAACAATTATGTCAGAATTCCAAACATTTAAACATGTTAATAAATTTCTCGTATTGACGTTAATTGGTTCTAAAATTGGTAGCAGACCATTTAGGCTAACTCCCTTCGCAACGAGGTCCCTAAGGCATAATAACTCTGTACTTCTCGCATACAAATATGGGCTATACATAACTTACAACTCCTGAGGATATCAACAAATTTTAATTTTTACATCCATCAAATTCATGATGAATTCTTTTTGCTTTCTTGATAATGGTGTTGCATAACCTAAAACACGTAAACATGCTGGAAGAGAATAAATATAATCCAAAAAAACTTTATCGTTACATCTTTTTTTCATAGCAGAGATAAAGTATTTATTTGCTATGTTTAATGGCATCTGCATGAATATCTCTTTACAATATTCATAAACCAATCCGTTAGGCATATTTATTTTAGTTGAAGTGTAATCTTCTATTATAGCTAAGAACTCTTCCTTTCTAAGAACTGAAAACAAGCTGTCACTTTTAATATAATCAATATTTGAATCTGCCTCCTTAATGACACTCAATTGATCTTTTTTATTCAAAACCATAACTCCCACTCTGGGGAGATTTAAAGCACAATATTTACTTGCATACTCTGGATGTGTAACTATATACACTTTATCAAAAACATCCAAATAATCAGGGGCTTGAGTAATCAACCTTTTTGGTGAATCATACTCTGTCTTAATCTCGTAAGCTGTAGACGTACCATTAAACACCGCAACATCCACTATAGAGTTTTTAATTGGTAACTCTATGGACGACGAACTTGTTTTTGGGCTGTGCTTACCGAATATTATTTTATTGACAAGTGCTGTCTTATAAACATATTCATTTCTATAATTCAGACGCAAAAAATCATATAATGATGTAAATAAATCCCTTAGTGAAATCTCATGTTCATTATTATCATTGTTTGAAAACAGTGTTTCATAGCAGTAAGAATCAAAACTCCCAAATAAATCCGAAATATCCTTACCTTTTGCTAAGGATGAAAAAATGGGGCGACGGAAAAATTTAGCATATTCCTTTTTATTATGACTCATTACTCATACTCTATAAACATCATGCAATTTGATAAGTTATGACGAATTCTCACCATCCAGTTACTACCTGTACATACTAATCAAAAAAAACGAGTACGCAAGATACGAAAGTACTTTTCTTGTTCACCAGTTAGCTTACCTTGATCCTCACCAGCGACTGGAAGATAGGTAGCAGTATATGTGGAAACCTTCCCCTAGCTAGGTCTACAAACGTAGTTTGGGCATTTAGGCTCCACGATTCACGGTTTGACACGGCCTGATATCTGCACATTCGTTTTGATATGCAGCAATCGTGAAAAAGGAAAATATACGCTCGACAGACCAAAACGGCACTACACCGCACCCGCCTGCGGTTTTCATATCACTAAAAATTTTCAGCCTGGATTTTTTACAAACGATACCGCCAGTCCGTGCCAGTCCTCGAGATGTACTGCGATACAGGAACTGAAAAGAATGAAAAGAAATTCATTTTTTTTCAGTTTTACTGTCCGTCGAATCTATGGCCTGAATACGCAACTCTATGATATTAAATGGATAATTAATTTTAGGTGTGTGATTTTATGAAGGTTTGTGAAACATGAAGAAGATAACCAGTTGAAAAATAATAATTTTATGACCGTATAAACTGAAATCCTGTGTTCAGGTTCCGGGAACAGATCGGCCATTCCCGACGCATACTTTACCCATTCTTTTGCGCAGCCAGCAGCAACTTTAAAGCCTTTTCCCGTTCCTCGGGTGGAATTGCATCAATCAGCTCTTTAACCCTTCCCTGCCCGTTCAGCGCGCTTGGACTAACGGAATGGGAGAAAGCAACATTCATCACAAACGAGTGACCGCACTCCACATTAGAGCAATAGCAGTACACATCGTACAGTTGTGGGTGTTTCCTGTTTGTTTTACCTATCCGTGCTACTGCCTGACATGTGGGGCAGTACATTCTCATCATCTTCATCGTTCTGTGCCCTATACTGTTGCCCGCCAGAAGAAGGGATTTGGATCCCTACCTCTTGTTCTGAACGTGTAACACTGGTAACACGTGTAACGCTATTGATTTAAAAGGATTTAATCTGTTACCAGTTAGCAAAATCAAGAGGTAACGCGTGGTAACACACCATTTTTTGTTACCTCTGTTACCAGTCAGTATTTTTGACTGGTAACACTGAAGAACCGCATCAGTAACGGGTGTTACCTCTGTTACCAGTGTTACCTCATAAAAATAAGACTCACGCGATAATCACTCAGGTTCAGCGCTTCCCAGTACCTGTGTATTGAACTGGTACACACGTTTAAGCCCTATTTCTGGCAGGCGAATGCTGTTTTGCGTCCGGCCATCTTCACCGGGTTTCAGCCAGCCCGCGTCCACACACAACCTGGCCACCTTACGCGAGTCAAATCCCTTACAGATCTCCTTCCAGCCTGACGGGAGAACGTAGAACGTCACAACCGGCTCTGTCACGTTGTCTCCTTTATCGACTTTTCTGAATCCCATCATTGAAACAGGCCGGTTCCTGTCGTCATTCCAGTCAGCAAACCGACTGAACTGATTACGCGTCATGAAGTCCCGAACCTGTTCAAGTGCCGCTTTATCTTCCTGATTAGCTGTATGGCCCCGGTCAGCCATCCATGCAGCCAGACAGCTTTGAGCGGCACGAAAGGCCTCTCCCTCCGGCCATCCTGTGATGCCCGCTTTTGTGGCCAGCTCCCCGGCCATCGCAACCAGAGCAAAACGGGTAACAGCCCGGCCAACCTGATTCCCGGCATTTTCCGGCGTCAGCCTTCGGGTATACTCTTTCAATAAGGCTTTCGCCTGACTGGTCAGTTCCGGCAGATCAGCGGTCAGGCAATACAGCCAGTCGCGGAATGGTGCACCATGATAATGCGCTACGTGCTGCTCAAGATGCTCAGCCAGGGTTTTCCCGCTACTGAAGCCATGAAGTTCTTCAAACACGCCATACTTGCCCGAATCGCTTGGGATCTGGATCATTCTGACCTCAACCCCGGCATACGTACGTTCCCCGGCGCTTGCCGCATGCTCTACCAGTGACAGTTCCCCGGTAGACAGAAACAACAGATTCCAGCGGTTGGTTTCCCTTACCGAACCATCTGTTCTGGCTCTGGCTTTGCCCTGCCCGTTAGCCAGCATATAAGCGATATTTCCCGCCTCCCTGCCGTCAACCTCCCGGATTTCATCCAGCATCAGCGTGGCATCATTGCGGCGGCTCGCCGTTCCTTCTAAGGCATTCCCCGTCGCCCGCCACGTATGCCAGAAATCTGTTCCACCACATACTGATGCAGCCACTTTCATCGTCGTGGTTTTACCGTCTGTGGATTCCCCTTTGAGGTGATAACCTCCACCGCCGATACCAACCAGTTTCAGAAGGGGGGCAGCAAATGCCAGACTCACCGCAAAGGCAAGACGGGCATTCTTTATGCAATAACGGCCTATATTTTCACGCCAGCCCTCTGATGTGCCGCTGACACGAAAATCACGCCCCTGCACACTCGATGTTTGTAAGATGACTGACTGGGCTTCGCGCCCTATCACTTCATCCTGGAGAACGTAAACCCCGCCGTGCCAGCCAGTTTTATTCACACAGGTTACTTTTCTGTCCGGTTTACACAGCGAGATATATTCCATCAGGAATGCTCTGGCCATGCCGTTAATGTTGATGTAAGAAAGCCCGTTAACCAGCAGAACGCGGCGCAGTTCTTCCCCGCTACCGCCCAGCATCTCCATCGGCATTGCCCATTTACGGCTGTTTCCGTTGGTATCTTCCCATTCCAGCAAACGCCCGTAATTACTTCCATCAGCATCACTGGTGATTGCCGTCACCCGCAACGGACTGCAAATTTTGATATTACGTATCTCTGTATCACCATCAGACTTATTAACCAGCTTGTCGTACCACAAATATTCTTTTGTCAGCCGGAACCCTTCTGGTAAACGGGTCTGCCCTTTGCCATGCAGCGTCATTTCTTCACGAAAGGCATCTCTCGCCCGTTCTTTCCCCACTTCCTGCCGATAATCATCCCAGTCAGCCTTATGGCGTACCGGAGGGAGCGTTACCCAGCCATCCACCGCTTTGGCGGCTTTCTCTGCCTGAATACGCCCGGTGTTTTCTTTGCCGTCAGCCAGATCATTATCTCCGGCCAGAATGATCCGGGTTTCCGGCCAGCGTTTTCGGATCTGCTCCGTCACCTTCAGTAAATTGGTGGCAGCGACAGCCGCCACGATCCATCCTTCAGTCAGCAGACTGACGGTAAGCGCCGTGGCAAAACCCTCAGTGATAATCACCTGTTCAGGTGTTTCAGCGGGTATATCGGTCAGGGCAATGAATGCGCCAGACAGCTGGCTACCGGGCAGCAGACTTTTATCCCCGTCAGGATTGATAAGCTGGCCACCAGTAATATTCCCGGAAATATCCGTCAAAGGCAGCAGTAATGAACCGGTGGAAAATGTTATTCCGGCCAGATTCAAAGGCTGTGACAGCAAGGGAAGTGAATACCCGTGTAAGCTCTTATTTGTCAGATAGACCGGCTCACCATTGCAGGACTGCTGTCTGAGTCTGGTATATCGCTCCGCGCCCGCTTCTTTTCCTGCGGCCTTTTTCCTGGCTGGCAATGCGGGCTTCTCCTGTATTTCTGGTAATGCAAGCGCCTCAGATACCATCCCGGCGACTTCTTTTATCTTTCTTCCTGTCACCAGACGAACCAGATCAAGACCATCGCCATGACCGCACTGATTACAAAACCACGTCCCTCGCCCCGCTTTATCGTCCAGTCGAAAACGATCTTTTCCACCACAGGCAGGGCAAGCCCCATGATGTCCTGCGGACGGTACTTTAATACCTAATGCTGACAGGATATAAGGCCAGCGCCCAATTGCAGCTCCGGAAATCGTGGATACAGACGGTGTTTTCACAGCAGCACCTCCTGACCTTCCGGCTTCACAAATTCAAAACCTTCGGGTAGTTCGCCATCAGGTGCTCCGAAAATAATATCCCGGTAAACCTCACGCATCTCTGTGACACCAAAAACTGACAGGCGAATATTTTCTGACATAAAGCCTGGTTTAAGCATTTTTTCCAGTTTCTCTGCGGCCAGTATGCAACCAGCATCAGCCCCAAACTCATTCACCCACGGCATTTCAATATGGTAAATAATATTACTCACCACTTTTTCGTGGGAGAGTTCTATTCGTTCGCCATCTTCAATATAAACAGGTTCATTATGAACACGCACCATTAAGGAAATGAATGCATCAGCAATGTAGTAGCGTAAGACTGCTGTTCGTAAAGCATGCGCCTTTAAATTTTGATTATTATTCATCGCGCATCACTCCCTTAATTGTGCTGGTTTCCTTAACAACGCCATCCAGTTGTTCGGCAATACAGGCCACTAAAGCCGCAGCGCCTTCCGCTGAAACAGTTCTCGCTCCATTCACTGTGGGCACGGACAAGACCTCTGCAAGAAACTCACTGGCCAGTGCCGCCCGTAACAGACGACTCTCCCCCTGTTCACTCAATATGCAGCCTTGCTTAAAATTCATGGATTTCATGCAACCACCTCCCCGGCTCTTTTCACAGGGATACGGGCAGCAAAGCTCAGGATAAATTCAGTGGCAAGTTTAAGGCGTGCAGCATGCTCGCATTCTGCGATTACACGCACAGGGCGTGGACGGGCATCACGGTCTGTACGGCGGACAGCCAGAAAGACAAAGGTAAATTCAGGGTGAGATAAAGCAGGGACTGTAGCCATAATGGCAACCTCCTTCAGATAGCGGGTAACGCTACCACCGGAGTTCCTACGCTCATGGGTGGTAGCCCAGACGGGGGTAGGAATACCGGCTCTGAAGGATACCGGCCAGCCCGAAAGCTGCCCCGCCTGGACTACCATAATTCTGATGATGTGGCGTAAAAAATAAAAAAATACAATCAGCCACCACACCATAAATTTTAGGTGAGTCAAAGCTGCGACACAAAAAAACACGCCTAGCGCGTGTAGTATCGCCTTCAGATAACACGGGTTCCTACGCCCGGCTGCCGATTTTGCGGCAACCTTTAAACTATATCCCGCGCATTCCTGGTGAGGCAAGAAATTTATAACCGAAAACTGATCATTGCCTGGATTAATTAACGCTGGCATGCTTAAGCCTCTGCTTAAAAATAGTTCTTCATTTTTCCTGATGCTGTAAACGAGACCCGCCTCTGAGCGGGTCTTTCTGTCGCTAAGTCAATCCGCAAACGTCAGGGTGCACTCATCAACAGCCGCGTACAGTTCAGGTTCACCGAGTGCATAACCTTCATTGCGCAGGTAGGAATGCACGTATTCACTGCTTTCATCATCAAACTCAGCACGAAACCAGCGTGTTATCGCCTGAGTGTAAATATGCAGATTATCCAGCGTCGTTACTGCCAGACGCTTACCCGGCATAAACGGGGGAATAAACGCAAAGCGGCCAGCAACAGAACTTGTAGCCATCTGTGCCGCATTCACATCAGACGGGCGGTCTGCGGCATTAAATAACTTCAGGCGTTGATGTGCTGCCAGCTCTGCCCCAACCAGTACAACCAGACGAGGATCTTCACGAAACTGCTCAGCAATAAGCTCTGTAATCAGATGGTTGGCCAGAGCATCAATATTTTTCCAGGTGCCAGTCTCTCCCAGAGTGACAGGCTCAGAGATGATTTGCTTTCCGTTCCCGTAGGCTTTCGCCAGTGCATGCCAGCCAATATTGACATCCTCGCCTTTTTTATTGATTTCCGGGTTTGTAGTATTTGCAATCGACACACCGTTGAAACCGACCCGCAGCATGTCCAGCGCATATGCCTGGGCAAAAAAGCTCTCAACCGTTTTCTCAAACTCATCCGGCACGCCGGTATGGTAAATATGAGACATATCGGAATAGCTGATCCGGGCGCAGGTATCCGTCTCTGTCAGAAAGAACTCCGTACCATTGATTGCCATTTTTTTGTGGAAACGGCCACCATCCACACGTCCGGTATACAGTTCACTGGCACCAATATTGACGGCATTACCTGACACGGCGTTAACATCACGTAGGGTAATATTTTTAATAAGCCACCCGGATTCCAGAATTGAGGTACGCAGTATATTTTCAGTAGGTTCGCTTAATGCAAAGCGTCTGTTTGATTCTTCCTGATAGTTAGTGCCAGTGACGAATTTATTATGATAACGACGTGCTGCGTCCGGCCTTTCAGTTTTGAAGGCATACATAGTTTTTCACCTTTTTAAGTATTTAAGAAAAGATTTTATTTTTGTACTCAGGGTAATGACTCCAACTTACTGATAGTGTTTTATG